AATCCAATAACTGTTTGACCTTCAACGCCAATGTCGTCAATGTCAATACCGATTTTAGATCCGTTATCTTCTAACTTGTTCGTAGCAACGCCAGATGAATTTTCATCATTTGACCACTTATAGTTAAAAGTTCCGTAGGGGGTTAATTCAGCTGCATTAGCGTAGGTACAGAAACCTAGTAATATCGCTGAGAGTGTTATTGTTCTCCATAACATCATAATTATTTTCTCCTTAATTTTAATTAAAATTTTGATATCTCGCTCACTTGCGTGTCATTATATATTCTTTTATTTATATGTGTGAGGTATTAGTTATTGACTGGTGCGTTGGCACGCCATTGATAACAAGACCAATATCTTGCTGTTGTTTTATCTTTGGCAGTATCACAATTATGTCTTGCACGAAAAGATTTTCTACGTGCCGGGTCATCTCGTTTAATACTTAAACCTGTTGTATCACCAAAAGAAACTTTAATGACATTACCTTTGTTGTTTTTTACATAGACATAGAACTTCTTACTACCACCTCGTATCGGGTCATTCAGTTTTACCTTCTTACCTTGATACTCTGCTTCTGTAATCTCTAAGTCTTTATATGTTTCTTCACAAAGACAATCAATTGCTTCTACTTGTTTTAATGTTTTCATATTGAATATTTATAAAGAAATTTTTTCGAGGATTTTTTTACGAATTTTTTTAGAGAAAAGGGCTCAGTTTTGAACCCCCTCCCAATACTCTTACCATCCTCCATCGTCTTGTGATATTTTATCCTCAACTGTTTCTACACGATTATATTCGCTTTTATCTTGACTAATCATATAGCACATGGCCTGTATGTCTTGTATCATATTGTCAATAGCAGACTGAGACGCTTTTGGTACTCCGTACTTCATCACGTCTAGTTTATCTGCTTTTTCTTTAATCACTCTTATCTTCCATATAAAATCACTTACTTTATGTAACATTTTTTTTCTTAGTTTCCTTTATTAAATAACTCGAGCTGTATCTTTTTATATCTCGACTGCTGTTCTTTCTTACTACGCTTTGCTTCTCGTATAGAGAGTGTCTGTAGTCTATCCTTTACTTTTAATTTTTGTTTCTTGAGGTCTGTGATTAACTCACGATTATGATAATTCTTTCGTTCTAGATTCTCAATCTGTGTATCTAGATGTCTATGAAGAGCCGCAGCTCTTGAATCAGTAGCAGTTGTCATATATTCTCCTTTTCCAAAAAAAAAATACGAATAAACTCTAAACGAGTAATGCTCAGTTTAGAGAGTACTCAATACTATTTAGTAGAGAAAGAAGTAGTATGCTAGACCACCTATAATCATTATATCTGCACAGATAGACCATACTATGTATAATCTAAACATCCATTTGCTTATAGTTAATACTAAAGGGTTCTTCGTCATTGTTACCCTCTGTTATCTTTGTAAGCATTGTATTCTCCTTTATAGTAGTTATCTAATGTCAAACAGATCCCTTACAGTACTCAGCAGGCACTGCTCAGATTTTGACGTATGACTTAGTTTAAATTTATAATATTACCATTGATGTCTTGTTCTTTTGCGTTCATCTGATGGGTGTTCTCTGCACTCTCTGTCTTACTCTTAGATGTCTCTGTGATTGCACCGCCCACTTTAATGTTTAATGCTTGTGCCACATCTATGTTCATGTTCTTACCTGCCTTGAGGTTCACATCACCCAGCTGGGATATAAGATTAATGTCTCCGTCTTGTACCTCTATGGTTACATTACTCTTGGCCCCTACCTCTATGTTATAGTTATTGCCCTCTTTACCTGTCGCATTGACCTTCACTCGAAGGCCCTTATCGAAGGTCGCCTTGCTCTCCCCTTGTATATGTACATAGTCATCGGCCGTTACTACGGTATAGTTGTCTTTCTTGACCCTCGTTATTCGTGTGCCATCGTTATCTATCTCATAGCCTGTGCCACTAGCGTGTCTCTCATGTATTCGTTTGGCCCCCACAGTATCATCATATTCTCGTATATGGCCGCCCTCTGTCTCATAGACATGATTGTGGGGATACTGCGCTTTATATGAGGTCTCTGGCTCATCCCAGAACTTGCCATCATCAGCATCTACCGTATCGTCAACGACTGTGGTGGCATCTACATTGGCAACCCCTACTGCGAGGTCCCTATCGGCCTTTCGTAGGGTCAATGTAGGATGAGGGTTTTCTTCGTCATTGACTGCTAATCTATTCATGTCGGTCTCTGCATACTTCGGATAGTTGCCTAGAGGGTCAAAGAACCCAACCTTCGTGGGATTATCGGCATTATAGGTCGCCATATGGTCAAGCCATGATTGCTGAGGAACGCCTGGCAAAGTTCCTATGATGATAGGCTGCTGTGCTTCTTCGCCATCTTGAAAGAAGCCTACTACCCACGTGCCTTCGACTGCACCAAGAGGAGTTTGCCCCACACCTGATACTGTTGCACTCGTGATAGGGTTCATAGGGTGAGCCCATGGTAGGTCGATTGTAGGTAACTTGTCTGTGTTCGCTGTGTGTAATCCTAGACAACGAACTCTCACTCGCCCTAAGTACTTCGGGTCGTTTCTATCTTCGACAACGCCAACGAACCACGTGAACCCGTTTCGTCCCATAAAATTTTTCTGCATAATCTTTTTCTTTCCTTCGATACCTGTCAGACTTTATCCACTCGCCTAGCCGTTATTTTCGAGCATTTACTGCTTGACAGTCCTTCAATACTATGTTAATATATACACTCGTTGATATCATACATTTCCTTTGATATACTTACCTTTTTTCTCTACGCTTTTTCGTTGGATTCAAGTGTAATCCATGCCTTTCACTATAATGTAAACTATCATGATTGTCAAGCATATTCGACCATGGTGTCTTAGAATCACCTTTAAGATCATAACTGCGACCCTTGAATAGCTGTTCTATATAGTGTTTAACAGAATAATATGGTCTTGTCAAGCGATAAACCATATACTCATGATCTCTACGTTTGAGTTTATTGAGTATTATATCAATCATACAGCTATTTATACTGAATCTATGAGAAATATTGTGCTTGACTATTGGGAGAAGTGTGTTAGAATCATTCTAGAAAAAATCTTTCAAATGTCTGTGAGTATGAGATTATTATGAATTGTAATCGTTGAGAGAGCTGAATTTCGTATTCTCGTCATTTGCCGTTCCTGTAAAAGTCTTGATTGATTCGCCTGTATGAGGTTCTCGTACTGAATCTTTTTTGACTTCTAGAACCATTTTATATTCTTGTTTTGTAACTCTGTGTCTTACTTTAGAGACGATATATCTTCCACTATATTGTGGATCATATGCCTTCTTGTCAAGTGTCTCGCCTTCGGGTTCTACTGGTCGTATAGCAAAATCAATGACTTGACCAGGTTGAATATATGTCTGACCTTTGATTGTCATTTGAATTGTTGTACCTATATCTACTTGCATACGCTGAGCATTACGAATACCTTCGAATTTACCATCATCTAATGCACTTGTACCAAAACCACCCTTATCGTCATTATGTAGAAATTGTGTTGTCGGTATGAGAGAAACCATACTCTCTGCATAATCACTTACATTGAAATTATCGAAATCGACTGGATTACCTCGTATTGTAGGCTCTACACCATCTTTACCGATATCATTTGTGAAATCAGCGTGTATTGTATTATTAAACTGTTCATGATAATTATAATCGTTTATTCTAAAGTCTTTACTGAATAAATTATGTGTTATGACCCTATGACCATATGTTCCTAACGCCTGAGCAGCGGCTGTGTCATGAAAAGTATTGATAAATTTGTAACTCTCGACTGATTTTAGATCATGTATAACCTTATCTTCTTCAATCTTGTCGTCTGTGATGTTTCTTGGCATATAGAAAAACTTTTGTATTGGTTCTCTTTCGCTACGTGCAAATTTAGCACACATATTCTCCCATGATTGAAAATAGAAACCTTTTGTTGTTTCATAGAAATAATAACCTACACCATCACCAAACTTTGGTAGGGATCTATTGGCAATCAAATTAACTGCTTTAAAAGGATTTAGATTTGGTATTACAATCTTGTCTGCATTACCTGTCTCCTCATAGTATAATGTTTTACGACTATCAAGACCTTCTTTATCTGATATGATCTGTTGAACCATGTCTGATAGTTTACCTTCGTATGCTTTACTTACTTTTGTTCTTAGATTACGCATGAACTCACGACTTGCAAAATGTATTGTATATACAAGTGTTCCTCGACTTGTCTGTTGTTTATTTGATACTTTATAGACATAAAAAGGATGACCAGTCTGTTCGCTTGCGTCTATGATGTGTTCAGCGTCTGAAGCACCAGGTGTAGATAGTTTAAAGAATAGTCTTTCTGTGCCTTGTATAGGTAGATTACCAATTAGATTTATAGAATCAACAATGACTAGCGTACCATATACTGCGGTCTGATTAATACCCTCGTATATATTTAATTCTTGTACTAATGATTGTATGTTGACACCACCTTCACCTAGATTACCACCTGTGCCTGCGTGATTTTGTAATATGACACCATTTAAATTGTAATCTCCTGCGAAATCTATGTGATCAGGATGTTGACTTCCCATAATTTAACTCCTAAAATCTTTTTTTTCTAATCAATGCGAAAAACTCCTCTGTAAATGAGTCAAGGTATTTCTCGTCTAGTAGTCTTATTTGTCTGAATTTGTCTTGTTGTCTTTCTTCGAATTGTCTGTTTGATATAGAGGTCGCATTGTCTGTATCAGAATTGACTTCTAGCATATGTGATTCATCAATTGATGATGTTGCACCACTTGTCTGCGCTAATTCATAATGATGTACTGCGTCCTCACTACCTGCACCGTATTTGTCTGTAAGAAAATCTGCAAAATCTGCTTGTGTCATTGGCCATTCATAATATCTGTCTGTCAAATTGTTTATCATCATTATGACCCAATGATATTGTGCGTCACCATAATATTTAAATGCGACATCTTCTGGTTTCTCACCTTCTTTCACATTGTACTTGTCAAATACAAATCGACTAGACGCAAGACTTGAGCGTAATTTGACACGCCTTAGTATATCAGGTAATAACTTATAAGTTTTATTACCTTTTACATCATAGACCATCAATGGAAATTTACTAAAATACATATTAGAATCCCTCTACTACTCTCTCTTTAGTTAATAATTCTGTTTCTTGGAATGATAAATTCATTGTAATCTTTGTTGGCGCGCCACCTTCGAATGACTTAACACCATCAGGTGTATAGTTTGTATCACAACCAGTACAAACACAGGTTGCAATCTTATTATAAAAATCATTCTCACTTGCTTGACCATCTTTTGCTTGATACATATAATGAATATCAAATTCTGATGGTATTGTTAGAAATCTATTAGCTGCACCTTTTAATTCAGGTGACATATGAAATCTAAACAATTGTATAATTTTCTGTACATCCTCTGTTTCTTCTTGGTTCTTTGGTGAGAATGTGAAGTTATATGAGAATGTTCTTAACTCCATCTTGGTAAATAATACTTCCATGTAAGGATTATCTGCCTGACCAAATGCTTTATTGACAAGACCTCTTGTACCCTCTGCACCTGTAGCAACCTCTGTAAGTGCTGTTCCCCCTCTAACTGCTGCTTCACCCATTATAGTTTGAGCGGCGTCAAGTAATCCTTGCGAAGCTGCCTCAAAATCTTCGTTAGCCATATTTTTTAAGAAACCAAACCCACCTGCTGCCGCTGCCCCTAGAACACCTGTAGCCGCACCTTCATATGTTGCTGCTGTGGTGTCTTGAACATTAGGTGGTAAATATATTGCGACCGAGTCTGTAATTCTTTTTGTTGTATTATGATAACTAGACATACCAGAACCTCTTTTTCTTTGAGATTTTGATAATCTTACTGCTTCAGATTCGGTACTAGAACCTTTTGCGCCTCTGCCTTGAGCACCTTTTAAATACTCATATCTCTCACTAATACCACCTTCAACAAACTCACCCGTTGCTTTATCTTCGACCACGCCTCCGAGGTCAACAGGTGAATTTTGATATTGAAAATTATATTTCGTCTTATCTTGAACATTGACATAGAATAGTATATAATGACCAATGCCAGCAGTGCTTGTTAAATTTCTAGGATATTGTATAGACGAATAAGCAAATGGGTCATGGTCTAATTTAGACACAGGACTTTCTTCATTGATACCAATAGCGTGTTTTCGTAATATAGGTGTAGTTTTACCTGTATTACCACCACCAAAGATGTTAGTCTTTAGACCGTTTAATGCATTAAATAGATTTCCCATTGTTTCCTTTAATAAATACTTTGTATAACTATTTATATGAATATGTCAGAACGAACACAGAAATACAAAGGTAAATTCACACCAACAAACCCTAAAAAATACATGGGGGATAGTAGTAATATTATCTATCTTTCTATGTGGGAGACAAGGTGCATGAAATACTTTGATAATAACCCAGGCATATTACAATGGGCAAG